AAATGTGATTCAACCTCTAAAATCTGAAAGTGTGGTAAAAAGTGTGGTATTTTCAGCCTTGCAGCAGCTTCAAAAATACCGCGTTGACGGCCTGCGCTGTGGCGATGTCCTCGCCTGTCAGAGTGTGGCTGTAGATGCCGAAAGTGTCCATGTCCTCAGAGTGACCGACCAGCTCTTTCACCTCACCGGCAGGCAGAGTTTTCACCACGCTGACAAAGGTGTGCCGCAACTCGTACAGGCTGACCGGCTGCAAGTCGTTGGCAGCGCAGTACACTTTCCAGCGCTTATAATACCGGCGTTCCGTCTCTAGGCAGAATACGCTTTCACAATGGCCTGTGATAGCCCTCTGAGCCTCTAGGACGGCTCTAGCCACGTCGGACAGGACGAATGACCGCACTGCATTTTCGTTCTTTCCGCGCGTCTCTATGCCCTTCACGTTGATAGCCCGGGAGAGGTTGACTGTGCTGCCTTTTATGTCTGCCCAGCGCAGCCCCAGCAGCTCACCAGGACGAAGGCCGGTCAAGACTTCAAAGCGGTAAGCGTTGATATAGTCATCATGCACCCGCTTGCCTCTGTAAAGCGTTGTGTCGATGCTGAACAGCTTTACAAGGTCATCGGGCTGCAAGACCTTCTTGCCCTTCAGGCGCGCGCCTGCCGGTATCTGCACATCCTCCGGCAGATAGGTGGAGAGCTTTGCTTTGCGGCAGAATTTGCAAAAGGCCCGCAAGTCACCGGCCAGGAGCTGCAAGGTTTTGCGGCTCTTGCCTGCCGCATGGGCCTTGTTTACGATGGTCTGTAAGTCGGCATCGGTAAGGGCATTGACCCGCTTTTTCCCGATGATCGGCAGCACCCAGACCCGCCAGCGGCTTTCGACGGGCTCCCAGTTGCCCGCGCTGGTGGTCTGCTTCAGGCCCTCGAGCCAGAGCTTGTAAACATCCTCGACCCGGCCTGCCTTCACGCCTACGCCGTCCTCTAGCCAGGCATCAGCCTTGCGGTTCGCTTCCCGCTGGCCTGTGCGGCCGGGAAGGCTGCTGTAAAAATACCGGCGCTGGCCGTCTTTCTGCACCGCCACACGCCACCGGCTGTAAGCTTCCTGCCAAACGGCTGTGTTCGTCCGCTTGCTCATCTGCTGCACCCCCTTCCCGCTGAATATAGGGATTCTTTCTCGCGTTGGTAAAATCGTATTCTTCTAACATAACTGTTTGGCTCAATTTTGAGCTCTCCGAAGCGTCAATGATTGCCCGTCAGTGGGTAGGTCGTGAAACGCGACCCACCCCGCCGCCTACTGTGCTCTGCGCAGTGGGCTTTTATTTTTCGGCGGGGGCTTTGGGTGGGAGATTATAAACAAGCCCCTCTAACCGGTCTGCTAGTTCTTTTGTAAAGGCATCATTGTCTTGATAAAGCTGCATAAGGGCTTCAAAAACCGCATTGTTATAATTTTGTTTGAAACGATTTTTCAATATCTCTATCTGCCAGTTGATAGCAGTTTCTTTGCGCCAATCATTTGAAAGTTGCCGAAAAGCACTACGAGCCCTTTCCTTATCGGTTGATTCCGGCCATATTGCGTCCTTAGACCATTCATCAGATAATTCATCTTTACCGGAATAAGAGACCATGGCTCTTAAAAGTTCAGGCGATACATTATATTTTGCCGAAACTGAAGGAATCCACTTATCACGAAGTTGTGTTCTAATAAAATTCAAATCACTTGAATCTGAAAAATGATAGTTCCCATTTACTTCATCTTCTGCAACGAGTGAAATCAATTCGTTAAAGGCTTTAAGTTCACTGCGTTCGCAAGCATCCGGGTCAAGTTCCAGCACAGAAATCCCCAACGCAGCAGCAATCTTTCGTGCTGTTTCAATATCTATTTTGCTATCTCGTTTTACGGCATTGTACAGTGTCGTATATGGAATATCAGCTCTTCGGCTTAATTCTTTTAAGGGAATCCCCCTTTTTTTTGCAATTTCTCCTATTTTTGTTGCGACACCCATTTTAGAACCCCCTTTTTTACTAGAGTATACCACGCAAAGAAAAAATTCTCAAACAAGTATTGACATAATCCCCAAACTGGAATATAATTGCATTGTGGAATTCACAAAATAGAATTTCACGATACAATTTTATGAAAGGAGAATAGCCGATGCGCTTTAACATCGTAAAAGCAAAGACCGCACTTCTAGTCGCTGGTAAGAACCAATGCGAGATTGCAGAAAGCCTTGAACTGTCCCGCCGCTGGGTGGGTGCTGCATTCAATGGCCGGAACATCAGCGAAAAGACAGCACGGCATATTGCTGCCGCCCTAGGCGTGCCGCTGGACGAATTAAAAGAGGTGGACTAAATGTATCAACCATTTCATAAGCTCCGCGTGCGATTCGCGGAGATGGAAATGCGGCAGGGTGACGTAGCACAGGCCGCAGGCATGGCAAAAAGCACTATGACCGCCCGCATGAAGGGCTATTTGCCGTGGACGAGCGACGAGATCACCCGCGTGGCCGCTGTCTTGAACATTTCCCGGGAGCAGATCGGAGAGTTTTTCTTTGAACCGTCTCCCAAGAGCAGGAAGGGTGCATGATGGCAAATAAAAGAATGTTTTCGGTGGACGTGGTGGAAACCGATGCTTTTCTTGGCCTACCGCCCAAAACGCAGGCGCTCTACTTTCATTTGGGTATGCGTGCCGATGATGACGGGTTTGTTTCAAGCCCCCGCACCATCGTGCGCACCATCGGATGCACTACTGGTGATTTGAAGCAGTTGGAAGCCGCTGGTTATGTGATTTCGTTCAGTTCTGGTGTGCTTGTTGTGACTGACTGGAAGGTAAACAACACGCTCAAGAGTGACCGTTACCGCAAGACTATGTTTCAAAACGAGCTTGCACTGCTGAAAGAATCAGCATCAAAGCGTTACATCCTTTCTGACAATGGAACCATTTCGGAACCAATCAGGAACCAAAACGGAAACCAGCAGGAACCGCAGTATAGTATAGTGAAGGATAGTGTAGAGAAGTGTAGGTTAGAACAGGAGAGCAACGCCGCTGCCGCGGCTGGCGAGCCTGATACTCCCCCGGCGGATATTTTCACAACCTTTGCCGATGGTGACGGCGAGTTGCTGCAAGCCCTTCAGGATTACGACCGAATGCGCAAGGAAAAGCGCAAGAGCCTGACCGATACTATGCGCCGCAGTCTGTGCCAGCAGCTGGACGAAGAATTCCACCGGTGCGAATGGGTGCAGATCATCAAGCAGGCCACGCGGCAGGGCTGGCTGAAATTTTACCCGCTGGATAAGGACAAGCCAACCAGCACTGTGCCAGAGTTTGAGAGCGCTGGCGACCAGATCAGCCGAATTATCAACGACCTTAAAAGAAAAAATGGGGTGATCGAATGACAACCGAAAAATTACAGGAACTTATGCAGGCGCGAATGGCCTATTTTGGCGAGCATCTTTCCGATGAGCGAGTGACCGCCCAGCTGAAAGCATACGCGGCCAACCTGGGCACCGTCCCGGACGACATTGCCGAACAGGCGTTTCTTATTGCGCTGGCTAAGTGCAAGTGCCTGAACTATTTTCTCCGCGACTGGACAACTGCCGTCCGGGACATCCAGCTTGACGCGTTGCCGTCCCCGGAACGGATGTGGGAAAATGCGCTGGACACGGCACGTAGTATGCAAGAGGTCTGGGAAAAGGCCTGTGCCGGTTACACCGACAGCGAAGGAACTCACCGCGGCGGCGGTAAGGCGAAAATTCAGGCCATCTTTGACAGACAGCCGGAAGCCGTGCGCAACTATTACGGAACGCCTGCAACGCAGATCAAAGCACTTACCCAGAGTTCGCGCAGCGAGCTTGCAAGGAACCGTTATCGCGGTTTTGTGACTGCTATGGATAAAGCCCCGGTGAAAGCCTTGCAGGCACCGCCCCGGCTGACGCAGGGCACCCAGCCTGCCGCCCAGATCAGCGACAGCAGCAAGAGCGCATGAGGGGGTGACACCATGAACGAGAACATAGACCGCACCGGCTACATTGAAGCTATTACCCAACTGTTGGCAAAGGCAGATTTGCGCAAACTGCGCCTGATTTGGGTCTATGTGGAGCGCATAACCCGCACCAACTAAGCCGACCCGGCCTAAATGGCCGTGTTTATAATTTTTTTGTTTCGCCCGTAGTGGCGAAGAAAGGACGAAACCATGAACGAAATGAAGCACTTTTTCACCGCCGCCAGCGCTGACACCATCAGCGAGTGCCTGAACGGCGAGAAGCTGCTGAACGCATCCCGCGATGCAAAGGGCAACACCCTGCTGACCTTTGAGAGCGCCTATGAGGGCTACTCTGATCTGCTGACCATCATGCCGGACGGCTCTGTGATCGGCACATTCATCTGTGACGAGGAACAGCAGCCCCAGACCGTCAACGACACCCAGCACGCTGCCGAAGAACACGTTAAGGTTGATGATTCTATCAGCTATGGTGTCAGCGCAGAGTTTCACCGCGCATACGCTGACTTTTTGGCCGCAGCGGAACTGCTGGCCGTTGATGGGCAGGCGGTTGTTACTCTGGCAGAGCTGGCACGGAAGTGTGCAGACGCGGCGCAGCTGAATGCTTTCCGTATGGCTATGGGCCGGCCTGTGATGGTGCGCGATGCTCTGGGGCTGCCCACTATCAACTATACATATACGCCCGGCTTTGACCCGGATTCTGATCTTGATACTGACTCTATTTCTTCGATGCTGCCCGACTACTTCGGCCTGCTGAAGCCGCTGCATGAGGAAGATGGGTGTGACCCCAGCGAGGGCATTGTTCTGCTGTTCCAGGATGAGCAGCACGCCAAAGAACCCAGCATGGAGCTGGTTATCACTCCGAAAGTGACCACCGGCGGTGTGCCTGTTCTGTCCGTTGAGGTGAACGACCTGCCCAAGAAGTAAGCCCCCAAGACCGCCCGACAAACAACGAAGCCGCCTTTCCCTGCGCCAACAGGGAGGGGCGGCAAATGGCGGGACAACGCATTGCAGTAATGTTTCCCGCCCTCATTTTATCAGAAAGAAGAGGGATTTTCAATGTTTGGTTACACCGCTTATCAATTTTCTGTCGTGGGCCCGTTCGCCCTGGTCTGTTTCCTCGGTGCCGCTGTGATGTGGTTCAGCGGCAATCTGTGAGGGGATGTGACAGTATGAGCCTGAATGATGTAGATTATGGTCAGTTGGCCGGAGCTGTAGAGCACATTCAAAATCTGCTGACGATTTTTGAAGAATGGTTTGAAGAAAGTCACAAAGCGAATGACCTTGACCGAAGCCACACAAGAGACGAGATCGCGTTTCTGTGGGAAGCTTCTCCTCGGTATAATTCGCTCCTAGGTGCTGCTATGTGCGATATTACAGGTTTGAAAGACCAGCTCAACGAGCTGACGGACAAACAGATTGCAGCTATGGAAGCCGCAAACAGGTAATTGAAATGACATTGCAAGGTAAAATTCTTGCAGTTAAGTCCTCTTTATGGTACAATACGAGCGTAGTACAGACGCTCTTTCAGACCATTACAAAGAGTAAATTTTAACGGTGGTGCGTTGAGTACATGGCGCCACCCCACCCCCTGAGAGCGTGTTACAGCCCCGGAAAGGCTGCTGCACGCTCTTTTTATTTGCCGGAGGTCATTCTATACCATGAAGAAAAGGCTCAAGAAATGCCCTGTCTGTGGGGCTGTGATGTGGCATTTTGCCAATGAAAGCCGCTGCCTTGAATGTGCAGCACGGGAAGCCCAGGATGAACGGGAACGGAACCGCGTGAAAACTCTGGCATGGGCTGCATATCATCTGGAACACGGCGAACGGCTGTCACTGGGCGAAGCTGCCGCAATGGCTGATGCTATGGGCATGACCTACGGACAATACAGCCTGCTGCTGTCCAAGCAAAAACGCAATGTGGCAATAAATTGACATTTCATAGCATTATATTTGCATTTTACAACGCAATGTGGTATACTGAGCGTAGCAGGCGGATTATAGCGCCGTCCGGCTCCTGACTGCTCTTTGCTGCACGGTCTGGCTGTGGGCGTGCCATGACCCACGATCAGAGCGCCCAGCATTGCAGGAGCGGACATACCCCTTGCACCGGGCTTTTCCTTTCCCCGGTGCGCCATGCGCGGCATAAGGTTTGCCGCCTGCTGCTTTTTACGTTTACTCATGCGGAAAATGAGGTGCTATCAATGGAGAATCCCACCACTACCCCCAGCGCCGCCCAGCAGGCCGAAAATAACGGCTCTGAGCGGACTTTTACCCAAGACGAAGTAAACACCATCGTTGCAGATCGGCTTGCCCGTGAGCGCTCCAAGAGTGCCGAGCGCGTGGGCGACCTTGACGCACGAGAAAAAGATCTGAAAGCCCGCGAGGAAGCGTTAGAAGCCAAAAGCCAGCGTTTCAACCAGTGGGAAGCCCGGGAAGCCTGCCGTCAGTATCTGGCTGATAACCATATCAGCGCGGCGCTGCTGGATAAGCTGGACACCAGCGACCCGGAAGCGTTCAAGACCGCTGTAAAGGCGGTGCAGAGCGTCACCGGCAACGGGTACACTGTCACCACGACCACCACCGGCGCAAGGGTGGACACCCCGCCCACCTGGCTTTCCCAGGGTAAAGACAAAGACGCTGAGTTGAAGCGGGCTTTCGGTCTGAACAACTGAAAGAGGATCTATAAATGGCTATTGAGTTAGCGACCCAGTTCCAAGCATATACCGATGAACAGTTTTACTCCGAGAGCAAGACCAGCCTTGTGACCAACAAGGATTTCAATTTTGATGGCGCAAAGACCATCAAACTGTACAAGGTCAAGTCCACCGAGATGGAGGACTTCAACCGCAACGGCCCCATTCTCGATGGAAACAAGAGCCAGTACGGCACGATCAGCACCCTGCAGGCCACCACCGAGACATTCACGATCAACAAAGATCGTTCGTTCACTTTCGAGGTGGACAAGATGGACACGGACGAAACCAAGATGCAGGTTGCGGCCGCCAGCGCTCTGGCACGCCAGCAGCGTGAGAAGGTGTTCCCGGAGATTGACTCCTATGTTTACAGCGTGATGGCAGCAAATGCAGGCATTAAGCCGGAAGCCGCAGCCCTGACCGCTGAGAACATCTATACGCAGATCATCACGGCAAATGCCCAGATGGATGACGCAGAAGTGCCAGCATCTGATCGTGTGCTCATTCTGACCCCGACCGCCTACACGCTCCTGAAGCAGTCCAAGGCCACCTTTGACAATCAGGACGTCGGTGCAGAACTGCGCAAAAAGGGCGTTATCGCCCAGCTGGACGGCCTGAACGTGGTCAAGATCGCGTCTAACCGCCTGCCCGCGAAGTTTGGCTTCATGATCGCGCATCCCGTGGCTACCGTGGCCCCGGTCAAACTGGCAGAGTACAAGATTCACCTTGACCCGCCTTTCCTGTCCGGCAGTCTGGTGGAGGGCCGTATTTACTACGACTGCTTTGTTCTGGAAAACAAGGCAAAGGCTATCTATTATCAGGCAATCGCCTGATATGGCATCATCTGGGCGCATGGGGCAACCTGTGCGCCCTTTTTGTATCGAGGTGAGTATATTTGAAGATCAAACTTTCAACTCCCGCAGAGGTACGCCGCACGCTGTCCAAGATCGCAAATATGCTGCTGAATAACCAGATCGACCCACAGCGGGCAACGGCTATCACAAATTGCTGCAACAGCGTTCTAAACTGCATCCGCATTGACGAACAGCAGAAGAAGCTGGCAGAGCTGGAAAAGCTGCTGGACGAGGTGGAAGCGAATGGAGCTTGACCGACTGGAAAAGCGCATCCGGGCACTACAGGCCCGGAAAGCGGCCAGAGCTGCCACGTTTGAGCGTGTGCAGGGTATTGACCCGACCGAACACGAAGCGGCTGTATACCATTCTATCCACGCGGATATCGCAGCCGATGCACACACCTATTACAATCTTCCCGGTGGGCGCGGCTCCTGCAAATCGTCCTTTGTGTCGTTGGAGATCGTGGACGGCATCCAGAAAGACCCCACAGGGAACGGCTCTGCTGTGGTGTTCAGGCGGTGGGGCAGTACCTTGAGGGAATCCGTGTTTGCACAAATCCAATGGGCTATTGACGCGCTGGGCGTGACCGACCTGTGGAGCTGCACCGTGTCCCCTATGCGCTGCACCTACCTTCCTACAGGCGCACAGATCGTTTTCCGAGGGCTGGACGATAACAGCAAGATCAAATCTATCAAGCCTGCAAAGGGCTTTTTCCGGTGGGTGTGGTTCGAGGAATTTTCAGAGCTGCCCGGAGAAAACTTTGTACGCAGCGTGATGCAGTCCGTGGGGCGTGGCGGTAAGCCTGTGGTGTTCCGCAGCTTCAACCCGCCTGTGTCCCTGAATAACTGGGCAAATAAGTTCATCCAGCAGCCCAACGAGGAAGCATTGACCCTGCATACGGATTACACCCAGGTGCCGCCTGAATGGCTGGGAGAGGTGTTTCTGAACGAAGCGCAGCGCATCCAAGCTCTGAATCCCAAAGTGTACGATCATGAGTATCTGGGCATTCCCACCGGCAGCGGCGGCGAAGTGTTCACCACGCTGGAAGTGCGAGAGATCGCGGACGAAGAGCTTGCAATGCAGTGTTACCGCTATGTTGGTGTTGACTTCGGCTTTGCGTCTGACCCTGCTGCCGTTGTGGCGCTGTTCTATGACCGCAGCACCGAAACCATCTATTTTGCGGATGAGATTTACAAGCGCGGCTTGTCAAATGAAGCCCTTGCCGCCGAGATCAGGGCGCACGGCCTTGACCATGTGGGCGAAAGCAGGAAAAACCCCATCACAGGCGCAGAAACAGCCCCTGAACAGGTTATTTATTGCGACTGCGCCGAACCCAAGAGCATCATGGACTTGCGTACATACGGCTTGCAGGCGCGTCCCTGCACCAAGCACCCCGGCTGTGTAAACTACCGCATCAAGTGGCTGCAAAAGCGGACGCTTGTAGTTGACCCCCGGCGCACGCCCAACATCTACCGCGAGTTCTCACAATATGAGTACGACACGGACAAGGACGGCAATTTTCTGCCCAGTGTGCCAGATCGGGACAATCATACTTGTGACGCAACCGCATATAGCCTTGACCGTCTTATTTTCAACAAGAACGAAGGAGCGTAAAACCATGCTGGAAATGCATCTGACCTGCCCGAACTGTGGAAAGACCTTTGTTGTGTATGACTGGCAGCTATGGAGAGACAGCGAGGAAAACGAGAGCTTTCAATGCCCCTGCTGCCATACTGCCCCGGATGAAGAAGCCTGTTACCGCCTGAAAGATGGCTTTTTGGAGCTGTGCGACGTTGACCGGCATTGGAACCACGACAAAGAGAGCGCACCGCTGCCGCCTGAAAAACAGAGCTGGAAAATCGAGATCAGACAGGGATAAAAACACACTAAAATCCGAAAATGTGGTAAATAGTGTGGTATACACAAAGAAAAGCGCCTAGATTTTAACGAATCTAGGCGCTTTTTACTGGTGGAGGCGATGGGAGTCGAACTAATTCCCGCCGTTTCATCGTGAAAAATTACGGATTTTCGGCTCAAAAATATGGCGTTGCTATGGCTTGAAATTCGGCCTATGGAAATGTGATTCAACCTCTAAAATCTGAAAGTGTGGTAAAAAGTGTGGTATTTTCAGCCTTGCAGCAGCTTCAAAAATACCGCGTTGACGGCCTGCGCTG